AAAGTCGAGAGCCGATCTTGTGCTGTTATCAAGTGTGGCGTTGCACTTTGTTCCATCTGGGTTTATTACGCAAGTATTGCTTTTAAGTTCCACCTTAATAAGGCTGCCTAACGAGCGTATCGGCACAGCGGTTTCTGTACCCTTAAAAGAGTTCTCTGCGATACGAAGCTTTACACACCGAGCCATAGCAATTCCGCTATTTTCCGAAGTCAAACCAGTAAAATAGTTGCGTTCAATGTTCACGCCATTGTTTGCCAGATAACCGTTGGCATACGCAATCAAAAGTATGCTGGCATAAGAGTTGCTCTCAAATCGGTTGTCGCTTATCGTTAAGCCAACAAATGTTCCGTTGAACGAATAGGGGCGATGTTCGGTTGCAATCGTGTCGCTGCTGTTTTGAATGACACCAACCACATTTTCGTCAATACGGCATCTCATAATAGAGATATTCGATCCACCAGATAAGACAACGCCATATTTGCAAAAAGAGATGTCGCATTTGTCGATGTGTACACTATGTGACACATCAAAAACCATGCCGCTTGCAACTCCGATAATCTTATTATTGCGATATTCGGCAACAGTTGCTGTGTGCGTATAAATGCCGTAGGCGGTTTCGCTGTCACCATCTTCCCAACTACCATCGATAAAGATGTCATGGATGACCGCACTCATACCAATCTCGTTGAAATAGATACCGGAAACGGATTTGGTCAAAACAACCTCAAAATTGCCGACATCTAAATTCCTGTGGTTTGTTGGTTTCACATAGAATGCAAAAGCCTTATCTCCGTCAAAGTCATCGGCAACGACGAACCTAGATTTTTGACCACACCCAATAAATTCAAGCATTCTGCTTTCGGAAAAATCGCAAACAATCGTCTTGGAAATCAAGTATGTTCCAGATTGTAAAAAAATGCGCTTGCTTTCCTGTGCTGCATAGTCAACCATATTCTGCAATGCTTCGGTATCATCCGCTTTACCATCACCGACAGCACCGAACATCTGCGGAGTAACCGCGGCAGATGCAGCTTTCATGGTCTCAAACTGCGCTCTCACAGCTTCTCCGGCAGTAGGATAAATCTTGCCATCAGCACCGACACGAACATCTTTCAGTTCATAATCGCCCAGAGCATAACTAAAAGTGACTGTTCTTGCCTCACCGGGAGCATAAGTCACATCATCCTGCGCTTTCAGGTTAAGCACATAGCTTTCTCTGGTAGTGTCGTAGTTGATGCTGTATTCCATTCCGTCTTCGGTATGGATCAGTCCGGTGTTAATTGGTCTGCACTCCTTGGGGATGATAAACACATCCATGTTAGAGCCACCAACGAGGAAGTTTGCTTCACGATGATTTACCTTGATACTGGCACGAACTCCGTCAGACTCGATATGGGCATCGACCTTGGCCTTGGTATTCTCGGTGATGTAGTCCATATACTCAAGATTCTTGGATACAGTCGTATTGTCCTCGGAGATCAGATTGTCGAATCTCGCTTTCTCGATAGCCAGACCTTCTGCTGTATCTTCTGCCAGTCCTCTCAGGCTCACCACGGCTCTTGCTACCGCCTGATTCTCTACCGGACGAGTAGATGTCATATCCAGTTCATCGTCCATCACACGGAAGTCCTCTGGATCAGGGACGAACTCAGGAATATCGTCACCTTCCGGGAACAGCTTGAATACGGTTGCTCCGTCCTCGTTATAGCCGATGATGGTCTGGGGATTATCGTAGGGATTCAGTTCTACCTCATACCAGTAGTCCTTGGGTTTAGAGATCACTTCACCCAGTTTGGTATCCTCTTCGGTCAGGAAGATCTCCACGCTCTCCGTTGCTTCCAGAACCGGAAAGTCCTTCTGCAAGACTACCTTATCGGCAGCTTTCTTCTCATAGATTTTGACTCTCAGAACATCTCCTGCCTGAAACTGATGTGCTTCTCCGTTGTCATTTGCCGTGACAGAGAAGAACACGATATCGCCTCTGGTTGCATAGATGGAATTGTCCTCATTCACAACAAACATATCATCACCCCAAATCCTTGATGTTTACCAGATCCTCGATGGCTGCATCAATCGTTACGAACTCCTCAACTGGCTTGATGTAGCCTCTGCCATCGGTCTCAAAGAGGAGGATGTCACCTTCCTTGAGTTTGATGGTGGTATCGTACTTACTCTTGAAGTTATCGCCATTTACTTTGGTTACAGAATGAAGCACCAGATTCTTTACAGTCTGGGTGACATTCTCGTTTTTGTATTCCAGCACAGTATCCTTGGTAACAACGATACCGGGATACAAGTCAATGCCGGGTTTGCGGATAAAGTTTTTCATATGTCCTCTCCTTTCCTTTCGTCAATGCAGATGCCCCTACATTCACGAAAAGAGGGGAGTGTTGCCACTCCCCCCAAAGGGCATTAAGCTATGCGCTTTGCATTCCTCTTCGTGAGGTTAATTTGCCCTTATTAGCCTGCAACCAGAACCTGAATGCGGTTCTCGTCAATGACCTTAGCGCCAAAGGTGTCCAGACCACGGACGATATCCTTGAAGCGCTTCTCAGCACGCAGAGCCTCGACTTCGTTGATCTGGCCAGCAAAGGCGATGGCCTTTCTGCCACGGACACAGCCGGGAGTCTTCAGGTTGTTGGACATGATGACTTCCATGTTGTCATACATACCGACAATGCCCTTCTTGATGTACTCAGGGTTGTTGGTGGACAGAGTGATCAGGTGGTTCTTGAACAGAGCGTAGCCAGCAGGAGTGACCTCGATGACACCCTCCTCATCGAAGTTGCGCTCACGCAGTTCAACGATGGCATCGTCAATGCCCTTCTTGAAGCCTTCCTCGGTCATGGTGACAGTAGTCTTGTTTGCAGCGCCTGCAATCAGGGTAGCAACATAGGTGTCACGGGCAACAGCCAGACCATGGACAGCCTTCTCCTGATACTTCTCAGCCAGACCGGGAACGGACTGTGCCTTGTCCACATCATCGACATAGAATGCGAAGTACTTTGCCTGATCGATGGTCAGGATCTGACCCTTATCAGACATCTCCTCGATGGTGATGTCCTTAGTGCCATCGTAGTCACCGATGGTAGGCTCACCAACACCCAGAATCTTGACGGACTGTGCATACTTGCAATCGCCCTCATAGTCACGCAGACAATTGTCGACCAGCTTGCACTTCAGTTCCAGATCATCCTGAATCTTCTTAGACCAAATCTGCTGAATAAAATTAGTAACTGCCATTTTTAATTCCTTCCTTTCATCAGGAGGGAAGCATTATCTCCATTTCGTCATGGACTTCTGGACAGCTGCGAAAAGAGCAGGATTCTTGTCGTAGTCGGCCTTGGTGAATCTTCGTGCCTCCTCGACAGAGTAGAAGTCCTTGACTCCGTTATCTCCGGTCTCAAGGTTCTTCATGCTTCCCATAGTTCGATATTCTTTCTTTTCTTGTGTCTTGCGGTAGATATCATAGATATCCGAAATGGATGTGTTGGGATTGAATTTGCCAGCGAAGTTCTTGAAGTCTGCGCTGTTGTACACTTCTTCGGTAACGCCGATCTTGGAAAGTTCTCTGCTTCGTTCTGTTGCTTGGCGATGTTCAGCCAGAGCCTTAAATACTGCCTTTTCTCTCGCAGTCATATTGTCGAAGCCTACTTCCGTCAGTCGGTCAACTTCTTCTACCACATCCTCATAGCCGGAGCGGATAATGTCTTCAGCTTCGGCCTTTGCAAGAGTCTCGATATCCTTGGGAGAATACATAGGCTTCTCCGGGAACTGGATGCCCTTGCTCTGGTAGAACTTACGGAAGGTGTCTGTGATTTCGCCCACATCATCCTTGCCCGTACCAGTCCGCAGCACATCTTCCAGATCACCATACTTTCTCTGGTAATCCTTCTCGATCTTTGCCTTGGTTCTGGCAATGCGTTTGCCCACAATGGCATCTACCTCTTCTTGGGTATATGTCTTGGGGGTTTGTTCTGTGGTCTGCTCCACATTTTCAGTCACCTGATCGGCAACAAAGTTTTCGTTATTCTCCATAACTTTTCCTTTCCTACTTTTTGACTGGTGCTTGTTCCACCGATTCCATTAGCTTTTAACGACTTCCATGTCTGGTCATATCTCGGTGAGCATTCTTTTGATTACGCTGTTCACGCTCTATGAACAGATATAGAAAAAGCACCCTTAGTTGGGTGCTTTATTCTTTCGGTTCTGGCAATGCTTTCTCTTCGCTTGCCACTTGTGCTTCGCCCTCGATAGGCTGTTGCATCTGCATCTGCATTCTTGCATCTGCCATCATGGATGCCTGCTCATCAGGATCACCCAAGAGGAACTGACTTGCTCTCTGCTGCATCATCTGAGCCTGAGCCTCGATCATGGCAATCTTTCTCTGCTGTTCCTTGATGGTCTCTACGATTTCAAGAATCTTCATCTTGGGAGCAACAGAGTCATCGTCCAATGCCTTTGCATAGGCTTCCAGTTCGCTCACACGCTGAGAATTGAAGAAGCCTTGTACCATCAGGTTCTCGATGGTCTGCTCCTGCGCAAACTTGTCGTAGGCGCTCTTGGGAGTGATGTCGATCTTGACTACTGCCTGCAACTGCTCCAGTACAGTCTGGGGAACATTGACCACCTGAATGGTCTCTTCTCCGGTCATAGGGTCAACGATCTCTTCCTCAAGGTTCACGCCATCGGCAGAATGGACGATCAGATACTCAAGCCAGATTCTTGCTACATCCTCAATCAGAGTCTTGCAGCTTTCCTTCTGCTCTGTCATGGGCGCTCTATTGGCCTGCTGTACTGCCAAGATTGCTCTGCCGGATGCATCTTCCGGGTTCACCTGACCAGTAGCAGTATCGCCTGCACCAGCCAAGTCTCTGGTCATGCTGATTAGATCCTCCTGAAGCTTGACCACATCAGGACTCATCTGTGCCGGGGGAATTGTACCCACAATCTTATGCACATCATCCACAGTATTGTTATTCGTCCAGATCACACCGCCAACAGTATTGACCGATGCAGGATTGGCAATCTTGTTCCGGTCTGCCACCTTCATGGGATATGCCTGCTGCTTGACAGTAATGATTCGTCTCATTTCCGTCTTGTTGACTTCGATCTGGTTGGGAATCAGATACCGGACTTCACCTTCGCCTCTGGCGCTACCTTCCTTCTCTTCCCATGTGAAATGTGCAATGGGATACATGGAGAGTCCGGTTTCGATGTCCTCTGCAATCCCCACCCATCTGGTAGCAACAGAGTAGCGGACAGTGCCTTGCTTCTTGTACATCTTGTAGACAACAGTCACCATGTTATCCAGTTCGATCTTTGCCGCTTCACCGCTCTCCTCGAAGGTGTCATTGTCACCCACGATCATATCAATCTTGCTTTCGCTCATACCTTCAGCCAAGGCAAGGTCAATGGCATTTACCACGGGCATTCTCTTCCGGAGCAAGATATAAGGCTGTGCCTGAATATCCTCGTCATTCTCGTTGCCGTAGTAGATGTCATTCTTCTTGATGACCTCATTGATCGGCTGCATCTTCTGGGTATCAAAGTTGACATACATGATGCCCTCGTCATTGATGGCGGCATCCTTCGTCACCTTGCGCAGCTTCTTGTCCATCTGGTCATGCTCCCAGACTCTGGCGGCATACCGATTCAGCATCTCGCAGTACCGCTCTGCCTGCATCTGGAACTCTCTGCTCTCATGGTTCATGGAGGAGTAGTTGATGGCATACAGATTGTCATGGATGACTGCGCACTTGTACTTGACGATAGGCTTGATGAAGTTCTTCTGGACTGGCTCTACATCACCCAGCTTCGCACCTTCCCATTGGTTGCCGTTATAGAACCGATAGTTCCGGTCTGTGTCTGTGTAAATACCCGTCCGTCTGTGGTAATTTCGTCCTTTTTCGTACAATGACCAAATTGGCGTTTCTTTGATCTCCTGAATATTCATCACTCCACCTCTTCCTGCCCTCTGCCAGTACCATCGTAGCTTTCAATGTTACGCATGATGGTGTCCATCTTATCCTGCTCTTTCTTTGCCTCTCTCTTGGACTCCTGCTCCCGGTAGATCTCCATCGGATTCAGCTTGGGCATCTCAATTGGTTCGTCCTTGCTGACCGACTGGCCTACCTTTGCACCGACCACGAAGCACAGAAGGTTCGTTGCTCCCATGACCAGTAAAAGTAATACTTCCATATGTCCTCCTCAAATGACTGTGAGGCTTTCGCCATAGTCATACTGTGTCTGAAAATGCTTTTCTATGTTGAAGTGGTGCTGCGGATTGACCACGATAGGCTCATTCGTGAAGACCACCTGATCCCGGATGTGATGTGCGATAGCCAGACCCATCATCATATCGTCATGACCGCCTTGTGGCGCTTCTATACGCCCCTTTTCATTGCGGATGATAGTCAGTAGTTCCTCAAGTGTTTCCTTGTCATAAATCGTCTCACAATGCTCTCTGACAATCTCTATCAGCTTGGATATGATTGTCGGTCTTGTTAAGGATGTGGTCTTGAAGCCGAACCGCTTCTCTGTCTTTCCGGTGTAGGTGTCCTGCGCTTCTCTGGCGTATTGTTTCGGATAATTCAAGCGTTGCAGCTCCATGATAGGGAAGGAGTCGAAGTTGGCCTCTATGCCGATCAGAGCATCCTTGTAGTATTTGCCCAGACAGTACATCTGCTTTGTGTACTGGTCTGCATCGAACTGCTGCCTCAATACAGCAACTTGTTCTCCGGTTCTGGCATCCAGCACATGACCAGTAAAGAAGTCGCTTCCTTCTCCGGCTGTATCGCCACCGATGCAGTACTCT